GAGATTATTCATAGATTTGGTAAAGACATTTGTAAAGTTGTCAATTTCCCTAATATGGATGGCATACAATGTAAAGACTCTAATGAATGCCTTATGCACGATGGTATTACAGTTTTGCAAGAATGTATACAATATGCAGAAGAATTTCCTGTCCAAGGGTTACATGGGGTTAAAGAGTATCATGATAGTGTACAAAATATTTATGATGGGAATGAACAGAAAGCATTTTCAACAGGCTTTAAAGAGTTAGATAAAATATATAAAATAATGCCCAGCACATTTAATTTAATAACAGGCATACCCAATCATGGTAAGAGTAATTTTTTAGATCAGATACTTTTAAACTTAGCAGAAAATGAAAATTGGAACTTTGCAGTTTTTAGTCCTGAGCATTCTACACCTAATCACATTAGAAGATTATTAGAAAAAAGATGTAGAAAGCCATTTGATTTAGGTCTTAATGCTAGAATATCACAATCAGAATTAAATGATGGAATTGATTTTTTAGATAATCATTTTAGATTTATTGAAAACACAGAAGAAATACCAAACATTGATTTTATACTCACAAAAGCAAAATTAGCAAAACAAAGGTTTGGCATTAAAGGTTTAGTTATTGATCCATTTAATCAGATAAGCCCTGATAGAGATTATGCCAAAAGAGAAGATGAGCATATTAGAGATATAATTGCTAAGTGCCAACAATTTGCTAGAAATCATCAATTAGTTGTTTGGATGGTTGCTCACCCACATAAATTATATAGAAATGATAGTGGCATGATTCCCCCACCAGACCTTTATCAAGTTAGTGGCTCTGCTCATTGGGCAAACATGAGTGATGCAGCAATAGTAGTTCATAGAGATTTTGAAGATGATACCACAAGAATTATAACAAGAAAAATAAGAGAACAAGGTGTGTATGGACATATAGGAGAATGTTTTTTTAGTTTTGATGCAGTTAGACGAGTTTATGAAGAAACATTTGATAAAAACTTATAGTATGATATTGTGAGTTTAGCATAGGAGAAGGCAATGAAGGCAATTCAAGTTGATATAGATTCTATTACACCATATGCAAGAAACCCAAGAAATAATGCTCTTGCTGTTGATAGTGTGGCAGCATCAATAAAAGAGTTTGGATTTCAACAACCTATAGTAGTGGACAAAGAAAAAGTAATCATTGTTGGGCACACAAGGCACTTAGCAGCAAGGCAATTGAATTTAAAGTCTATTCCTATAGTAATTGCAGATAAACTGACTGATGCTCAAATTAAAGCCTATAGAATAGCTGACAACAGAGTCAATCAAAATGCTACATGGGATTATGAATTATTAAAAATTGAATTTGAAGAAATACCTGATGAATTATTATTTGTTACAGGATTTGATGAAGGTGAATTAAAATACATTAATGATGGTTGGGATAGTAATCATGATAAAATGGAAAATATTGATCCTATTGATTCTGTAGATTTAGAAAAAATTGTAGTTAAATGTACTAATGAACAGAAACAAGAAGTTTATGAAGCAGTTTCTAATGCTGTCCAATCACTAGGATATGATGATGTTGAAGTTACCTAAAGCAAATATATTGGTTGCTTTTCCTTATTTTAGCAAACAAATACAAAAATTATTAGATAATACCGATCCTAATGATTTTAGATTAATTATAGATTCTGGTGCATTTACAGCTTGGAATCTTAATAAAGAAATAAGTTTTGATGATTATTGTACATTTTTAAAAGCATTGCCTAATCATTGGGAATACCATGCAGTACAAATGGATGTGTTTGGAAATCCTGAAGGTACATATATTAATTATCAAAAAATGCTTGAGATGGGATTTGATGACATTATGCCTGTCTTTACAAGAGGAGATAGTGTTGAAAGGTTAGAAGAATTTTATGAAAAAACTAACTACATAATGTTTGGTGGAATTGTTATAGGTGGTAAGAATACAAATTATATAAGATGGTTTCATAATCAAAATAAAAAAAGAAAGTCACATTGGTTAGGATTTAATAATACTGAATTTATAAAGCACTATAAGCCAGAATCAGTTGACAGCAGCACATGGAATAATGGTCAAAGGTTTGGCAGATTAGATTTATATCAAGGGCATGGTACATTTGATAGCACACAGAGAAAAGATTGGGTTGAACAGCCAACTCCAAAAAGAATAAATTTATTAAAAAAATTAGGTTTTGATCATAAAACAATTTTAAAGTTAGCTAAAAAAGAAGCATGGACAGGTGGGAGTAATGCAGTTTTTCAAAAACAAGATGAGCATAAAGGACTTGCATCTTATATAAATAATACTAGCCATCTTAAAAGAGCTATGGACATTGAAAAGAATCTAGGCACAAAAGTTTATCTTGCTTGTGGCAATCATTCACAGATAGAATCTTTACTGCATAGTCGTAAACTATTAATTAACAACAACTTAGTATAAAGGAAATAAAATGAGTGATACTAAAAACCTAACCTTATTGGGTGCAAATACTACTGACTACTCTGCTGATTATAACCCAGCTATTCTTGAAACATTTGATAATAGATTTCCAGAAAATAAATATGAAGTAAAATTAAACTGTCCAGAATTTACACATATATGCCCAAAAACAGGACAACCTGATTTTGCTACAATTATAATAAATTATTGTCCTGATAAATTATTAGTAGAGAGTAAATCATTAAAATTATATTTGTTTGGTTTTAGACAGCATGGTTCATTCCATGAAGATTGTGTAAATACTATGGCAAAAGATTTGTTTGATTTAATGCAACCTCATTGGATTGAAGTTCATGGTGACTTTATGCCAAGAGGAGGGATAAGTATTATACCAACTGCAAGATTGGAAAAGTAAATGAAAAAAGCAATGGTAATATTGTCTGGGGGGCAAGATTCAACAACTTGTTTATATTGGGCAAAAGAAAATTATGAGGAAGTTTCAGCCATAACATTTGATTATGGACAAAAACATAGCATTGAAATTGATGCAGCAATAAAAATTGCAGAGATGGCAAATGTTTTACATTATGTAGTTAAAGTTCCTAACATTCTTAAATCAAGAAGTCCTTTGACTGATGAAACAGCAAAATTAGAAACTTATGATAATTATGAAGATATGGATAAAATTATTGGAGATAGAGTTGAATTAACTTTTGTTCCTATGAGAAATGCTTTCTTTATAACATTAGCAGCAAACTATGCTTTACATATTGATTGCTATACTTTGGTTACAGGTGTTTGCCAACAAGACAATGCAAATTATCCAGATTGCAGAGAATCATTTATAAAAAGCCAAGAAAAAACAATAAATGAAGCTCTTGGAATTGAAAACTTTAAAATTGTTACACCTTTAATTAATATGACAAAAGCAGAATCTATTGAATTAGTAAATGGATTGGCAATGTTTGGAGTTAATGAATGTATGGATGCTCTTGCTCATAGTCATACTTGTTACTCAGGAGTTTATCCTCCTTGTGGTAAATGCCACTCTTGTGTTTTAAGGGCATATGGTTTTGAACAAGCAGGAGTTGATGACCCATTGATAGTTAGAGCAGTAGAGGAACAAATGTCTCAAAAGTAGAGGTGTAAACATAGGCGAAGGGTTACTTTCCACCCCTTGCAACTCATTTAAAAAGGAAATTTTATGCAAAGTTACAGCAAAACATTAAAAGACAAGTTAAAACAACAAAATATCAATTATAAAGCAAATGACAATATATCTGAACATATTACAGAAAATGACTTAAGAATCATAAGAGAAAATGTAAATACAGCAATGCTAGGTGTGTTAGATGCTTTAGTTATAGATTATGAAAATGACCATAACACACAGGACACAGCAAGACGAGTTGCTAAGATGTATGTTGATGAGATTTTTAAAGGCAGATATTATCCTATGCCTAAAATTACAGATTTTCCAAATGCAAAAAATTTAGATGAACTTTATACAATAGGACCTATTACTATTAGATCAGCTTGTAGTCATCATTTTGTGCCTATATTTGGTAAAGCATGGATAGGTGTAATACCAAGTGATAGGGTCATTGGCATATCAAAGTTTAATAGAATTACTGATTGGATCATGTCAAGACCTCAAATACAAGAGGAGTCAGCAGTACAACTAGCAGACATCATTGAAGAATTAATAAAGCCAAAAGCATTGGCAGTTATTATAAATGCTAGTCATATGTGTATGACTTTAAGAGGAGTTAGAGAAAATGATTGTAATATGGCAACATCAGTTATGAGAGGTTTATTTAAAAATGATAGTGATGCAAGATCAGAGTTTCTATCTATAATTAAAGGTCAGGGTTTTAAATGAAATATATATCTACAAAAACATATAATCAAATAGCACCTGTTGCTTATAGACAATGGAAAGCAGATAGTCATTGTAATAAAATACATGGATATGCTTTATCATTTCACTTTGAGTTTGAGTCAGAAACATTAGATGCTAGAAATTGGGTTATGGATTTTGGTGGCTTGCGACCTCTTAAAGACAAACTTGAAGAATGGTTTGACCATACATTGTTATTAGCATTAGATGATCCACACTATGAGGACATTAAAAAACTAGGTAAACTTGGTCTTGCAAAAATCACAGAAGTAGAAAAGACAGGATGTGAAGGTATTGCTAGTTTTCTATATGAATATGTAAATACAATCTTTCTCCCCAGCTATGGTGAAAAACACAGAATATGGTGCTGTAAGGTTGAAGTAAGAGAAACAGATAATAATATGGCTATGATAGTTGGTCAAAGGCATGACATTAATGGATAAAGAATATTTATATTCTGAAATATTTGATTCTATACAAGGTGAAGGAACTTATACAGGTGTTCATACACTTTGGTTAAGATTTTTTATGTGTAATTTACAATGTAATGGGTTTGGTCAAATTGATCCAACGAATCCGGAAACATATGAATTACCTTTTTTAGATTATGATTTAAGTAAAGTAAAAAGGGTAGAAGACTTGCCTGTGTGGGATAAAGGGTGTGATAGTTCATATACATGGTCAAAAAAGTATAAGCACCTTATGAGCAAAGGCACACCAACAGAGATGGCACAAAGAATCATGGACATAGCCAAAACTGAAAGTAATCCTGATGGTTTGTTTAAACACCCAATATCAAAACAAAAATCAGATATGTGTTTTACAGGTGGTGAGCCATTAACAGCAAATGGTCAAACAGCAAGTATAAATATATTAAAATATTTTAATGATATAATTAATTTTCCAAGATCAGTTACATATGAAACTAATGGTACAAGAAAGATTAATAATGATTTTATAGAGTTTTGGAAAAGCAATAATTATTATGAGTTGTTTTTTTCTGTAAGTCCTAAGTTATGGACAGTTGCAGGTGAAAAAAGAGAAAAAGCCATACTTCCTGAAATTGTAGGCACATATTATAATCTTAGTACAAAAGGTCATTTAAAGTTTGTATTAGGAAGTAAACAAGAGCAATGGGATGAAATGGAAGAAGTTTTACAGTTGTATAGAGATGTAGGTATTGATTATCCTGTATACATTATGCCTGTAGGAGCAAGAGAAGAAGAACAAGTAGACAGTGCAGGAAAAATTGCAGAGATGGCTTTTAAAAGAGGTTATAATGTTTCAGCAAGAGTTCATGTATATTTGTTTGGCAATGCAATAGGAACATAGGAGAATTAAATGGAAAATTTTTATTTAATGCCTGAATATAAAAAAGCTTTCTTAGGCACAACTATTTCAAGAGCAAATCAACAGACAATTGCAGTATATGATTTTCAAAAATGTTTAAAACTAATTATGAAAAGAGATAAAGTTGATTATGATGAAGCAATGGACATAATTTATTTTAATACTGTAAATGCTGACATGGGAGATAAAACACCTATACTATTACAAAGGCATACAGAAAAAGAAATGGAGGATTGGGATTGGGATGACTAAAAGTATTAAAAAAACAGGCAGACCTCAAATTAAAATAACAGAAGATATATGTAAAAAAGCAGAAAGTTTATCAGCACAAGGTTTAACAATGGAGCAAATAGCATCTGTTTTAGGTATGAGCCAAACAACTTTATATGATAAAAAAGTTAATTATTCGGAGTTTTCGGAAGCTATAAAAAGAGGAAAGCATAAAGGTATTGCAACTATTACTAATGCTTTATTCACAAAAGCTAGAGCTGGAGATAATACTGCCATGATATTTTATCTAAAAAACCAAGCAGGTTGGCAAGATAGAGTTGAGAAAGAAACTATTATTGAAAATAGACATGTATTAGATTTAACTAGGGTAAGTAACAATGACCTCACTACTATTGAAAGAGCACTTGAATCTGCACTCATTGAACATGGTGAAAGCAGAAAAGATGAAAAGGTCTCTGAAAGAGTTTACCAAAAATAGTTGGGAAGCTATAGAACCATCAAGAGAATTTTATGATAACTGGCATATAGATGCTATATCAGAGCATTTACAAGCAGTTGTAGAAGGTGACATAAAAAGATTAATTATAAATGTGCCACCAAGACATATGAAATCTATAAGTGTGGCAGTAGCACTTCCAGCTTGGACTTGGACTATACAACCAGATAAAAGATTTCTTTATGCAAGTTATGCAGGTTCATTGTCTATAAGGGATAGTGTTAAGTGTAGAAGATTAATAGACAGCACATGGTATCAAAAATACTTTGGTGAAATGTTTAATTTAACATCAGATCAAAATCAAAAACAAAGATTTGAAAATAATAGAAATGGTCAAAGAATAGCAACATCTGTTGATGGAGCATTAACAGGTGAAGGTGGTGACATTATAGTAATTGATGATCCACACAACGTCAGAGAAGCAGAGTCTTCTAAAGTTCGTGAAGGTGTGCTAGAATGGTGGGATCAAGCAATGCAAACCAGATTGAATGACCCAAAAACTGGTGCATTTATTATAATAATGCAAAGAGTACATGAAAGCGACTTAACAGGTCATATATTAGGGAATGAATACAATGCTTGGGATCATCTATGTTTACCTGCAAGATATGAAAAACAACACCCCACACCAACTAGATCATCGCTTGGCTTTATTGACCCAAGAAAAGAAGAGGGCGAACTGTTGTGGGAAAAGAGGGTTGATGAAAAAACTCTTGGTAGTCTGGAAAAAAGTCTGGGTTCATACGCAAGTGCAGGTCAGTTGCAACAGAGACCAATGCCCAAAGGTGGTGGGATATTAAAAGCTGATTGGTGGCAAGAATGGGAAAGTGAAACATTACCAGACATAGAATATCTAGTGCAAAGTTATGATACTGCATTTTCCACAAAAGAAACCAGCAGTTATAGTGCTAGAACAACATGGGGAATATTTAGAGAAAATGGTCAAGTAAATGCTATTGTTGTTGAAATGTGGTATGATAGAGTTTCCTATCCAGAATTAAGAAAGTTAGCACAAGAAGCATATGATGATTGGCAACCTGATACAGTTCTGATAGAAAAAAAGGCAAGTGGTCAAAGTTTATTACAGGATTTAAGAATGGCAGGGATACCAGTTTTAGCATATAATCCAGATAGAGATAAGATTGCTAGAGCCCATGCAAGTAGTGCATTATTAGAAGATGGAAGAATTTTCTATCCTAAAGGTAAAAAATGGGCTAAAAATTTAATAGATATATGTTCAGCCTTTCCAGCAGGTGATAATGATGATATAGTTGACACTTGTACACAAGCATGGTTGAGATTGAGAAAAGGTTGGTTTATTACTCATTCAACAGATTATGATGAAGATGAAGATATACAAGCAAAGAGGATGACCCTATATGGCTAGACAACCCAAAGTAATTCCATTCGCAGATGCTATGCCTTCAGATGATTTTATAGTAGAAGAAATTGGAGATGACGTTTTAATTGGTGATCCATCTTTAGATGAGATAGATGAAACAGAATCCACATTTGAAGAAAACCTAGCAGATACTGTAGATGCTAAAGAATTAAATGAAGTAGCAAGTGAATTAATAAGTAGCTATGAGTCAGATAAAGAAGCACGTTCTGATTGGGAATTTAGATATAAGCAAGGTTTAGAAACACTTGATCCTAATGGTGGTCAGAATGAAGAAGAAAACCAAAGAGCAACTAGAGGTTTAAGTACAGTTGTACACCCTATGATTGCAGAAGCAGCAACACAATTTAATGCAAGAGCAATAGCAGAATTATATCCATCTGGTGGTCCTGTAAAAACTGTTGTTATTGGTGAGCCTGATGAAGAAATGGAAGAACAGGCTAAACGAGTAAAAGATTATATGAATTATCAAATCACTCAAGAGATGCCAGAATACTTCCCAGACCTTGACCAGATGTTATTTCAGTTACCATTAATTGGTCATACATTTAAAAAAGTATGGTGGGATGCAAGTTTAGATAGGCAATGCTCACAATTTGTAAAAGCAGAAGATTTTGTTGTATCACCAGATAGTAAAGATTTATACACAGCACAAAGATATACACATGTTATAAGAATGCCTAAAAATGATTATAATAGATATGTTGAAGCTGGGCATTATTTACAAAGCACTTATTCAGCAGAAGATGTAGACCCATCAGGTGACATAGGTAGTGAGATTGAAGGTGTTGATCCTTATGGTGATGCTTCAGATGAAATTATGACATTACTTGAAGTGCATACTTATAATATGTTTGATGGCATAGATGGTGTTAAAGATAACGAAGATGATGATGGTATTGCTTTACCATATGTAATCACAATAGATTATGATGCAGAAAAAGTAGTTGCAATTAGAAGAAACTGGGAAGAAAAAGATGAGAAGAAAAAACGTAGAGATTGGTTTGTAAGTTATAAGTTTTTACCAAGTACAGGTTTCTATGGTTTTGGTCTTTATCATATGATAGGTGGTCTAGGAAAAGCAGCAACAGGTAGTTTAAGAGCCTTACTTGATAGTGCAGCATTTGCTAATATGCAAGGTGGCTTTAAGTTAAAAGGCAGAGTTACAGGTGGTGAATTACAAATTAATCCCGGTGAGTTTGCTGACCTTGATGCAACAGTTGATGATGTAAACAAAGCTATTATGCCTTTACCATTTAAAGAACCATCAGGCACATTGTTTCAATTAATGACTGCAATTACAGATGCTGGTAGACGATTTGCAAGTACAGCAGATTTAAATGTTGGTGATGTAAATCCTAATGCACCAGTTGGAAGTACAGTTGCTTTAATAGAGCAGGGCAGTAAGGCATTTAGTGCAATACATAAAAGATTACACCATGCACAAGGTCAAGAATTTAAATTATTAGCAAAATTAAATGCAGTTTATTTACCAGAAGAAATTAAGTTTGCATCAGCAGGTGCAAGTAGAATTATATATGCAAAAGATTTTGATGATAGAATAGACATTATACCAGTAAGTGACCCAAACATATTTAGTACAGCACAAAGGATTGCTCAAGCCCAAGCCATTTTACAAATGAGTCAGGCATCTCCACAATTACATGATATGTATGAAGCTCATAAAAGAATGTATGAAGCTATAAGAATTAACAACATAGATGAAATTTTAAAGAAACCGGAAGAAGCAGCAAGACTTGATCCCATAGATGAAAATATGTCTGTTATGTATGGTAAACCTATAAGAGCATTTCCTGAGCAAGATCATGAAAGTCATATTGCTGTACATATGCAATTTATACAAGACCCATCATTAGGTGGAAATAAAGGTGCTCAAGGATTAACACCAGTATTAATTGCACATATAGCAGAGCATATTGCCTTGTTATATCGTCAAAGAATGCAAGCAAGTATTAATATGACACTTCCTAATATGCCTGATCTGCGTAATCCTAAATTTAAGTTTGAGGACATTGATCCAGAATTAGATATGATGATAAGTCAAAGGGCAGCAGAAGTAGTAGCAAAAGCACCACAGATGGAAGCTATTAAACCATTAATGGCAATGCAAGGGCAACAACAACAGAATCCATTACAATATGCACAGCAACTAGCACAGCTTGAGGCACAAGCACTCAAAGCGAGAACTGATGCACAAATACAAGCTGACATGGCAAAAGCAAAACTTAACATGGATATTAAAGAAGCAGAAGCAAAACAGAAAATGGATATTGACCAAGCCAAGTTACAAGCTGATTTACAAGGCAAAGTACAAAAGTTAGAATTAGAATTGCAAATGGAACGTGAAAAGAATAATTTAAAGCTACAACAGGAGATTATTAAAAATGGCTGAAATAGCAGGTGGTTCAATGTCAGATAAAGAAATGCAAATGCTACAAGGTGGAATGTCAGAGGAAGCTATACCAGCAGAGCAAAACATGGGTTTAGATTCAATGTCTGATATGCCTATGATGTCTGAAGAAGAAAAAAGAGTTTTTACAGAATTACTTGAAAGAGGTATTCCTGAAGATATGATAATTGATATTATGGCAAGTGCTAAAGTTGGAGCGACAATACCAGCGACAGCAGTAAATCCAGCAGAGTTTGGTGGATTGCCTAAACCTTCCTCCCCTGATGGCAATCCATCAATGACAAATCCACAAACTGGTAATCCTGAAACTATGAACCAGAA